CTGCTCTGGCCACTTCTTTGTGGATGAGTTGCTCTAGCCAGTCGACGGAATCAATACAAATGTTTTTGTAGGGATGGCTTTTCTCAGCGAGCCATCGCAAGGCATCAATAACGCAATCGAACGTTGTTAGGACGTCAGTTGAGTGACAGTCAATATCGTTCAGTCCGTCCTCAAGATTCAGGAACAGGCAACCCGGAGCTTGTGCCGCCCACTCCGATTTACCAACGCCGTGCACGCCATACAATAGCGTTCTCCGCGGCTTAATCTTCTTGCCTTTATTAATCTGCATTCTATCCCTCGCTGGTTAAATAGTAGTTGATTGCTTTTGTCGGAAAATGTTGCTAGGTGGCTGGCTTGTAGGCGTAGATAAATCCGGACCAAGTGCTGCCATTATTCTTTTCATCCCAATAGCCATCATGCTCCTGAAACACATGGAGTTGCCCATTCAGTGCAACGTCTTGAAATCTAGTGGCCCTCCCCAAATACACCATCCCCGCATCCTCGGCTTCTTTTCTACCCACGTCGCTGTGTTCAAAGCCTTCTGGAAGTTGATGGCCGAACTCGCTGGCCACGTTCAGATCCGGCTCAATGCCGCGAAACTGCCAGTCGAGCACTTCCTGCTCAGTCAGTGGGCGAACCACTTCGACTATATCGCTGGCGTGTGCAGTTTTGTCTGACCGATACTTTCCGTCTTCAGATACAGTCTGAAAAAAGTCTCCTATAAGGTATTGGAAACAGTAACCGATGCGGCAGCCTCTGTGCACAGAAACAACCACCCCTCTCCGCGTCTTGGCAATGCAAGGCCCGGTCAACAACGGCTTAGGCTGTTCGTCTTCTTGGTTCTCGCTGTTCAGCAAAGACTCCAGTTCATCAATTATCTTTTTAATTCTGCTTTTAGCTTCTGTCATCACGCATCTCCCTTGTTGGTACCTGTTAAAACCTGTTCCCGCCGTTTCAGTCCCCGCGTGTGATAGCTCACGTTGCTATGTGCCACTTGCAAGGCCCTGGCTATCTCAGATGTTGAGTAGTTCCAGCGATACAACGCCCGGATGATGTACCGCTTTTCCCGCTGCATCTCCTTGGTCTGCCCCACGCCCGGACCCATCAAGTCGAACTTGTTTACTTTGCGTCGCTTGCAATGAGCCTTGATCGCATCTTGGATTGGTCGCCTCATAATGTCGCCTTAAAACAGTGACTGTTGCCGGGATTCTTCGATGGCTTGGTAGCAGTGCCTGACTGCAATCGGATAGTAGGAGTCCTTTAGCTCAAACCCGATCGCTTTGCGTCCCATCTTTATTGCTGTGTAAAGCTCGCTGCCGATGCCCGCAAATGGTGACAGGACGATGTCGCTGGGGTTGCTCCACAATTGCATGCAGCGTTCAATGACATCGAGCTGCAAAGGGCAGATGTGCCGTTCGTCGTCGTTGTCTCTGGCCAGCCTGTATTGCAGAGTTCTGGAAGGATTGATGTCCATCCAGACAGGCGACGCGTATCGCTGCCAGACGTCGATTGACAGTCGGCCTTCGCTCCTGAATGTGTCACCGTCCCCAGCGAAGTAATCAAGCTCTCCCTGCACTGGATCGGTGTTTTCGCCCGGCTTACGGAACGTGCAAACGTAATCGGGAATGCCCTGTCGACTCATGCACGAATCTTTACAGAGTTGCTTGTGCAGCAGTCCGAGTGCCTTGGTGCGTTGCATTGCCGTGACTGGATCTTTCCAGATGCATACCTCGCTATGGTAAATCCAACCTGCGGATTCAAATGCACGAATCACATCTCCGCGAAAATCCCGAATGCCAATGTAGCCTGAGTGCTGCTTCGTCGTCGGCAGATTCATGCAATGCACGCTGCAATTTCGGCCCGGCTTTGTCACCCGCAAAAGCTCAGGAATTAGAAAATTGAAGTGCTGCCAAAATTCTTCATCGCTCGAGCAATTGCCCATGTCTCGCTCGCTGTCACTGTATGTGTACAGGCTGACAAACGGCGGACTGAAGACCGTGAACCCAACTGAATCGTCCGGTAGGCTCTTGACTAGCTCGCAGCAATCACCGTGCATGACGGTGAACTGGTCGTGTATCTCTTGATTCAAACATTCTGGCATTGCATCCACTCCGGTAATTGAATTTGCTTGTGTGGTGTGTAGTCCGCGATGGCTTGGCGTGATCCAAGCGATTGCAACATTCCGCTTCGCATACTGATGGCCATTTCCGAGGCCATGCGTTCAAAGTCGTGCTGCTTCCGTTTGAGAACGTTGGCGATTCCGATCTCGTCTTCTGACATCATCAGGTGTGCATTGACTGGCAACTTCTGACCGAACCGCCAAAACCTACGAATTACCTGATACCAATCCTCAAATTTGTACGAGGCGAAAAAGATCGTGTTGTTGCAATGCTGCCAGTTCATCCCGTAGCCGCCGATCTTTGGCTTCGTGATGAGCCTCTTAATGTCACCACGAGTGAACGCTTGCAGTTTCTCCGCTTTGCCCTTGTCGTTTCCGCGGATCACTACGGCATCGGAAACGTGACGACGTAGCACCTCATCTTCATAGTTGGTCTCACACCATATTACCCATGGCAGATCAGATCCGTTTACCAGATTGGCTACTTCAACCGCTTTGGCTTCAATGGTACGTCGCTTCTCTTTGTGAACGTTGGTCGCCGAAACCTTGCCACCGGGATGAAACAAATGTCCTGACGCCTCCTGTTCACACTGAATGATGTGCTCGTGGATTTTTAGCTCTGGAAGATCGTAGCCATCGTCCTTGAACCCGATGTCTGACGGCTTGGTAATTGCCATCGCCCATGACGCGACCCAATCCCAAAACTCCCGATTTGCATGCCCACGCAAACGCCATTTTGATGTGTCGCCCCCGTCGTGAATAAAAAAGTTCGCCAGCATGACGTCACGCTGCATCCAGCCCAGAAATTCTGATTGCGTCCCCAGTTCCATGTGGTCATTCGGAGCAGGTGTTGCCGTTTCTGACATACGATACTTCGTATGCCGAAACGCTTCAGTGATCTGCTTGCGAACCTTGCCTTGTGCGTTCTTCAGCACGCTGGCTTCGTTCAACACAACCGCGTCGAAATCGCTAGGATCAAACTTGTGCAACTTCTCGTAGTTGGTGACGTTGATACCGCTGCTGACGTCTGCTGATGACTCGCAAATGCGGATCTCCGTGTTGACGCCAAACTTCTCAGCCTCGTCGATGATCTGATTGGCAACGGCAATCGGACAAAGAATGATCGACCGTTTAACTTCCCCCTTCTTGGTCAGTGCATCCAGCCATGCCAATTCCATTAACGTTTTACCTAACCCGCAATCCGCAAAGATGGCCGCCCGCCCTTTCTTGCAGGCCCACTTGATAACCGCTCGTTGAAACTCAAACGCATACGGATTGATCTCGCCTTCGCTGATGTCGATGCCGCAATCAGACGCCCGCCTGTGCTTGCTGGCAATGAAGTCCTGATAGCTCACTTGCTCTCCTTGTTCTTGTGTTGTGATTGCCAATAATTTAACATCATGTAATTCCCCTCGATTTACTCGCTTTCCATTGCCTGATTGACCGCGTGACGAATCGTTGCCGCGCAACCGACAATCCGCTTATTGACGTTGCTCAACAAGTCCATCGACGCCTTGCTGACGGTCACAGTTCCGGCAAGTGCCTCGACCTTGTCAGCCAGTTCGAGAAGCTTTTCATGGTCCGGTCGCAATGCTGCCAAGCGTTCCAGTTCCAGTTGCCGTTGCCGTTCGCGTTCGACCGCTTCGGCCTGTTCACGCTTGATTCGCTCTTCGGTTTCCCGTGCCGCTTTCTCTGCTGCTTCCCGCCGTTCCTGTTCCATGCGAATCGCGTGTTCCCTGGCCTGTCGTTCCTCTTCGAGCTTGCGTTGCTCTTCCCGCAATGCCGCTTCTTTGGCTGCCATCTCAACTTGCTGTTGTCGCAGTTTCTCTTCCGCTTCCTGCTGCAACCGTTCGCGTTCCAGTCGCTCAGCCCGTTCCTGTTCCGCTGCTTCTTTGCGAATTCGGCTGGCTTCCGTGGCGTCGGCAAGTTGCTTGTCAAATTCCTCGTCGGTCCATTCCTCGACCACCATTGGATGGATGCTGCAACCCTGCTCTGTTAGCTTTTGAATGCGACGATATAACTTGGCCCGCTTAGCCTCCTCCTCCTTGCGTTTGATCTCCTCAATCGCGGCCTTGTGTGCGTCTTCTTCGGCCTGCAATTGCTGCTCACGCTCAATGATCGGTGCGACCAATTCCTTCGCGGTCCCGTCAACTTGGCGTCCGTATTCCAGTGCACCCGCCTTAAGTTCCTTGCGTCGGTTCTCAATGGCCACTCGATCAGCTTTCAGGTCCAATCTTGCCGACCGCACCATCTGATATCCGGCCTTGTCGTCCGGCCCGCCGATCTTCAGGTCTTTGTACCGCTCGCACTTCTCGGCAATTGCTGATGACGCGATTGGATAGGTGATCACACTGAGGTCTGTTGCAGTAGTCATTAGGTCCCCTCGTCTGTTGATTCTTGTTCCTGAATAAGCTTCCACGATCCGTCGTTCTGTAATTCGTAATCAGCTTCAGTGTCTCCTCCCGTTTTCATTAAAGACGCTTGAACATTTCCGTCTGAAACTGAAAAGTAAACTGCCGGTTGAAGGGAATTTTCTCTTGGTATTGTGAATTGAACAAACAGGCCGCCGTCCAGTTCAAAAACAACAGCACTGAGGCATGAAAGCGTCGACTTTCCCGGCGTCAATTCATCTGATGTCAGTAAAAATTCATGCTTGTTGTTGGTAATGCAATTGTTCATTAAACTCCCTCTCTTTCTTGTTGATTGCCAAGTTCTCGAATTCGCTCTTTCTGTTCGTCGCTGACAATGGCGACAGATTCCGCACGTGCGATAACTTCGTCGTGTGTCATCTTGCCCGCGTTGATTGCCGCTTCCCATTGGGGTAATAGCCGCTCGAACTTCTCAACTGGATACGGTTGCAGCTCTGTTTGTAGCCTGTAGACGACATGCTTCTTTCTGCTGCCACGGTTTTGCGTAATGTCAAATTCTTTGCGTTCTGCATCCAGACCAGTCATATGGCTAATGCGAATGCCTCCTATGGTTTCGCCCTTATAGTTAACGCTCGGATCGCGATAGAGAACCAGTTTTTCCCCGATCCATTTTTGTTCATCGTCACCCCATGCACTTGTTATGACTCTTGTCATCCCTTTAGATGGCATGTAATAACGGTCAAACTCTTCCACGGTGATACGCGTTCTCAGCCCTTTGCCATCACTAACGAAATCAATTGCCTTGATCGTGACGGTGACAGCAGGAACAGCAATGAAGTCGTCTACGTTCAATTGATCGCTTTTTGGCTCGATTGCTTTGCGTAGTTGCTCGCTCAAAACTCCACCTCATTTTCAATTCCGGTTAACTGCCACCCGTCAGGCACTGGCCTTGATTGCACCTTCGCCAGCATTTCCTTAGCCATGCGAACAAAAACGGGAATCTCGTTGTACAGTGCATCGTGAATCCGCTCGTCACGTTCGACGATCAGGTGCAATGGTTCGAGTTGCGAATGCCATGCGTAGAAGTGGCATGTACTGCGACCCGTGACCCACAACTGGCCTTGCACTTGCATCAAGTATTCGTCTGGCAAGGTCCCGGCCACGTGATACTTGATGAGCGTTTCCGCTTTGGGACACTTAACCTCTAGTAGTGCGTCATCGCCGATCAGTCCATCTGGCGAACACCCGCACCAGTCCGTCAGTTCACAGAAGCCAACCCTTTCGACTTTTACGCCTGTTGTCTGCTCGAATTCAGCAACCGCGTATTCTTCCGCCTCCATGCCGTATTGCATCCAGTAGGTGGGCATGAAATCGGTGGACTCGACTCCCAATCGTTCGGCCACAATCTCAGCCGCGTAGTTGATCGCAGACTTCGACAGTTTGAGTTGCTTGGCGGTGACAATGTCGCTGAACCGTGACGCTGTCGCCTTGCCCTTGCGGATCTGCTCCCATTGCTCGGAGCCTTGCGGGAATGTGTGAATGATTGTCGCGTTGCGTTTTGCGATTTGCGTTTGCTGCGAATTATCCATGCTTGACTCCTTCGCATGGCAACACCACACATTCTCCACGGATGCCTGTTAGGACCTTCTTGCCGTTTCGCAGTCTCAGGATGCGTTCTGTGCGAATGCCCTTGCGTTCTTCGTGCAGATCGACAACTCGCCACTGAGTTCCGGCCTTCGCTTCAATGCCCTTTAAGCTGCGGATGTCTACACGTAAGGTGACGTCAAGTTTTGTCTTGCACTCTTGCAGATGCTTGCGACGGATTAAGTTGGCCATCTGCTGTGTGATGCCGTGTCGCATGCTGACTGACTGGCACGACATGCCGTTTGCAAAATCCTCGAGTACTTGCAGCCAGTCGCAGGAACGTTTGCCGCCCCGTTTGGATTTCGGTACATACTCAATATCAACATTGGCGGTGGCCCTTCGCTGCCGATATCGCTGCAATGCCCGCAACGCTTGCTTGCTGCCCCTTGGTGCGTTCCAGTAGGCGTTCCATAGTCGTTCTTCCGCCCGTTCATACTTGTTTTCCATGACGTCCAATGACTCATCCATTTGACTTGCTCCCCAGGTTGCCGCGAACCGACAGCAGCCGATCGCGTAAGCCTCGATAAATTACCTTCAGCTTGCCCACGCAATGACTGCCCTCAATGCCCGCGTTGCTTAGCTCACATGCCACGTCAGTAATCGCCGCGTCTAGTTCGATCAGGTCTGACTCAACGATGTTGGCAATCGTGTTGACCGCCTCGTAAATGTCATGCTTCCAGACGGTCATGGTCAGCGTGTCCACCTCGCCTATCAGTGCGTCCAGTTGCAGGTTGGTTTCAACCCACGCCCCGCACCCGCAATGCGTCAGGTCCAGACAGCCGCATTTATCGCAGCGTTGCATTGTTCGTCCTTTGTTTGTGCGCGTACCTTCCACGCAGTTGATTCGGATATGTGTTCAACGCTGACTAGCTGGTAGCGTTTTCCGCCGCCTTGATCGCGTCGTAAATTTCCTGTCGATGCACTGGCACGTCTGGCGGTGCATCAATGCCGATCTTGACCTGTGATTCACCGAGCCGAATGATCGTGAGTTTGATGTCATCGCCGATCATGATTGACTCGTTTTTGTGCCTGTTGAGAATTAACATAAATGTCCCTCCGTGGACCGCGTCCATGCTTGCGGTCCCTCTTGCGTCCTGCCAACGCTGCGTCCTGTGCAACGCTCGACTTAAAATTTTGGTAATACGCCGTAACGCTGAAACTTAAGAATCTCTTCGTCAGTCAAATTCCTCGCTATAAAAACAATGTCTTCGTCGCGTTCTTCGCATTCTCTGTAACGACCATTCTTAAATACTGGATAAACGATTCCGTCAAGCATGTAATAGTGTGTGTCTCCATCTAAGCCTGTCGCAAACCTGTGCACAAAAACGAAATGTCCGCCTCTTGTATTAGCGATGCACGGACCTCCAAGCTGAACGACTTCCGCCTGCTCATTCAGCCGATTTTCAGCTTCCTCCAGCAACTCACGTAACACCTTCACTTGCCATGTCAAATCAGGCATCGTTATTCCCCTTTGTTGTCCCAAACATGCAAAATCAGCCCGCCCAAGTAGCTGCCGATTTGCACCGTCGCCACGATTACGGCAAACGCAATTGCCGTTGCCAGTGCCACACCTGTAATCAAAACCGCGTAGTTCATTGCTCCGCTCTCCTAAACATTTCCCGGACATCGCCTGCATCAATCAGCAGTTCCCGTCGTCCGTCAATCTTCCAATGCCGTAGCTTGCCGCTCTTGCACCAACGCCGAACTGTCTGATTCGTTGTGCCCGACAGCCTCGCCGCTTCCATCGCATTCATAACGAACTCACGGACCTGCATCTTGGGGTTTGCCGCTTCAATTCGCATTGCGACGGCCATTGTGGTGTCGGCGTGCTTGATTGGCTCAACATTCATTTCGCTTCTCCGTTCATGTAGTTTTCAATCAGGGTCAACAGTTCATTTGCCTTCTCTGCCATTTGCTCGCATTCACTTGCCGACGGCTGACTGGTTTCAATCCACACGCGACAATCATCAAGTTG